AACAGCCGAAGGCGCAAGCGGTAATTTCTTTGATATGTCAGTCGATGCGATGGAGCTGTTAGCGTCAGGATTAATGCTTGGTCCGCAAGACTTTAAATTTCATTTTTATCCTTGGTTTGATGATCCCAAGTATGTAGCAGCAGTACCGCCGGGTGGCTTAAAGCTATCAAAGGAAAAAGCTAAATACTTTAAAGCGGTTGAGAAAGCTAACGGCGCAATACTCACAGACGAGCAAATTAGCTGGTACATAGGCAAGGAACGCAACCAAAAAGGCAAGATGAAGCAGGAATATCCATCTACACCGATGGAAGCATTCTTAACGTCAGGCCGTAAAGTGTTTGATAGTGATGATTTAATGCGTGCCGAAGGGCGATGCGTTAAGCCGTTACTTGTTTATGATCTTGAGCCATACACCGGCAAGCGCAAAAAAATGAACGGCAAAGTTGATTTAAGCGCTAAAGGTGGCGATAAGCTGGCTCAATCAACACTTGGTTTCTTTCTTGTGTGGGAATTACCAGACGAAAACGAAGATTATGCAATCGGTGCCGATGTTGCCGAAGGATTGGAACACGGAGACAGAAGCTCATTAGACGTTGTTGCCAGATCGGACGGGCGACAGGTAGCACATTGGTTCGGTCATATAGACCCTAAGCGGTTTGCACATATAAACAAGCATATCGGACTTATGTATAACAAGGCCTATATCGGCGTTGAGCGAAACAATCACGGTCATGCAACACTTCAAGAGCTTGTTGAGATTTACCCAACTAGCCGGATTTACACGGAAGAACACATTGATCGTGAAGATACGGACGAAGAAACACGCAAGGTTGGCTGGCATACAAGCGCACAGTCAAAGCCAATTTTAACGAGTGGGCTTGATGAACTGCTTACTCACGATAAAGACGGCATTGTTTGGCGCGGTACAGTTAACGAGCTTAATACGTTTGTTTACGACAAAAAAGGTCGAATGGGCGCGCAACAAGGCGGCTTTGACGACCAAGTAATGAGCTATGCAATTGCACAAGAAATGCGAGTAAGAATGCCTAAGCGACTAATTAAAGACGACACACCTGCACCACATAACCCTAATCATTGGATGGCAAGATAACAAATGGCTGATCACGTAAAATCAAATAAAGACGGCTTTACGCTAGATAAGCTGTTAACACTACTAGGCGATATAGATAGTCAACCGGATTGGCGCACACCAGCAACTAAAGCATGTGCTTACTATGATGGCGACCAATTAAGTGAAGCTGTTAGAAAGGTGTTGCAGGATCGCGGCCAGCCAGAAATAGTGCACAACATGATTGGGCCTACTATTGATGGCGTACTTGGTTTAGAAGCTCGCTCACGCTCTGATTTAATGATTGTGGCCGATGATGAAAACGGCGAAGAACTAGCAAAAGGCCTAAATGAGAAGTTTAATGACGCTTGGCGTTTATCTCATGCTGATCGTGCTTGTTCAGATGCGTATGCTAGTCAATTAAAAGCCGGCATTGGCTGGGTGGAAGTCACAAAAAACCCTATTCCTTTTGCCGCACCTTATCGTGTTAAGTTTATTCACCGCCGCGAAGTGTGGTGGGATTGGAACGCACAAGAGGCAGATCGCAGCGATGCACGTTGGATGCTGCGTAAAAAATGGATGGATCTGGACGAAGCACTTGCAACTTTCCCTGATCACAAAGAGATTTTAAAAAACTCAGTTAATTTGTGGGAAGATTTTTACAACACAGTTGATAAAGAGCATGTAGAAGAACACGCGTTACATTCAGCATGGCACGACAGTCAAAGTTGGACACGCGGGCAAAGCGAGTGGCTAGACCAAACTCGTAACCGCGTATTACTGCAGGTTATCTACTACAAAGTATGGAAGCGTGCACACGTTATTAAAATGAGTGACGGGCGCATTATTGAATACGATAAAACAAATCAGATACACCAAGCAGCAGTGCAAAGCGGCAAGGTACAACTAGAATACGCCTCTTTCCCTAACGTTCGTGAAGCGTGGTTTGTTGGTCCTCATCGCATTATCGACAGACCTAGTGAAGCGCCGGGCGGCATGTATAACTTAGTGCCTTTCATTGGCTACCAAAAAGATGCAAGCGGCGAACCTTACGGCCTTATTAGTCGCATGGTGCCAGCGCAAGACGGTATTAATGCGCGCGTTATACGTCTTAACTACTTACTGCAAGCTCGCAGAATTGTTGCTGATGAAGATGCGACACAATTAAGTAATGACAGACTAAAAGAAGAAGTAGAAAAGCCGGACGGTTACATACCATTAAACCCTGAGCGTAAAAATAAGCTAAAAGCCTCTGACGCGTTAAGCATTCAAAATGATGTAGGCATAGCAGCGCAGCAATTTAACCTCATGCAAAACGATATGAAGTTAATCCAAGATACAGCCGGCGTTTATAACTCGATGTTAGGCCAAGACAGTAATGCGACAAGTGGTGTTGCTATTTCTAACTTGGTTGAGCAAGGCACAACAACACTTGCTGAAGTAAACGATAACTTTCATTTTTCACGTAACAGAGTGGGCGATGTACTACTTGCTTACCAAATTGAAGATTTAAAGCCACAAAACAATGTGGCGGTAACCGTTAACCGTGATGACAAGGCCAAACGCAAGCAAATTGTACTTAACCAGCCTAACGAAGAAGGCAAGCGCAATAACGATGTTGCACGATGGAAAGGCCACTTAGCATTAGCACCGGTTAAAGCTACGCCAACGTATCGCCAACAACAAGCAACGCTATTAAGCAATGTAATGGCACAAATACCGCCAGAAGCACAAGCAGCGACAATGCCTATGTTCGTTGAACTAATGGACCTACCGAATAAAGAGGAATTTTTAGCTACTCTACGCCAAGCGTTAAATATTCCTAAGCCGCAAGAGGATATGAGCGAAGAAGAACTTGCACAAGCAAAAGCCCAAGCTGAAAAAGCACAGGCAATGGAACAGCTACAAATGCAAGAAATTCAAGGCAATCTTGAAAAGCTAACTCTTGAGCGCGAACAGCTAAGAGTAAAAATTATTGAATTACAGAAGAAAACTGAAACAGAAGAAGTTAAAGACGACAAGTTGATAGCTGAAACTGAAAAGATTTTAAGTGAAGTACGCAGAAGCAATGCCGAAATAGCGGCAATGAAATCAAACGTACAAGCCAACATTCAACAGCAACTAGACGCGATACAGGTGTAATTATGAGCGGTTTAATTTCACCAACATTAGAGCAGGCGGGCTTTGTTAAGAGCAAGATAGCTATTGCTATTAAGTGGGTGGCTAGACTTGATGGGCTTAGTCAGTATTGGCGCTTTAGTGAAATATTAGAGGTGCCAGCAGGGGCTAAAATACGCTTTAAGATGGCTGGAATAACTGAGGTTCCATATATTTCAGAAGTGCTTTTCGGTCATGATGAGGGGGACACAGTAAGAACAAGGTTATACCTAGACGCTACTCAAGGCAGGCCTGCTTACATGAAGCAAAAGGGGGATATAACCGGTACTGTTGACGGTATTGATATGGATGAATCGTACCCATTAGACGGGCTTACTCATCAAGTTGAGCTTAGTGTAGCTAATACTTTCTATATAAAAGACATAGGCGCGCATAACAATGGTCAAACTTACTTTTTGCAAGGGTGCGTGTACGATTTTGAAATATTGATCGATGAAGTTATTACATACAAAATGCCACTAACCAACAAAGAGCAAGGCGCTACACAGCTTGCAACGGTAGGCAATGTTAATGCGTTTATGCCCAACTATAGCTCGGACGTATGGGAGCAAATATAGTATGCCAATAGCTAATCAAAAATACGCGTTAGTTACAGTTGGTGACTGGGAGCGCTCACTATCCGAAAGATGGCCTGACGCACCGACCTTTGGCGGGTATAAATTACTAGTTTTTGCTGGCTCTGATTTAGCACCTATCGAGGCTGAGTATTCAGAAGCCGACTTTAAATACCTGTCAACAAGCGAAACGATTGAGCAAATGGAGCAAGGCATTATTGGCCCATTTATTTGCAACATTAATCAAGCGCGTGAAATTGTTGCGCACTTCACACCAGTAGAGGACGAGCAAAATGCCGTTTAGACCAAACATTACAATTCACCCTAAAACCACAAACGATGTTTTAGCTTTACTTAATGAGCAGCCAAACTTGCCGCAGCTACCAGCAGGCACAGTGCTTAAAATACAAAACAAAAGTGAAGTTGATGTGTTTATCCACGAAACGGACGGTGAGCCGACTTCTAATGACGGCGGCTTAGCTATTTATTATAAGGGCTGGCGCTACGAAACAAACGCAAGCGCAGCAGGCATTAAAGCAACAGTTAAGGGAACAACCGTGGCTGTACTTGGTATCGAGGTAGTTGAAAGTGAGTAATGAAACAAAAGAAGTTATCAACGTGGTGCTTTGTGGTGATGATGGCGCAACAGTCCACATACGCGAAGTAATGGCCGAGTACCAGTGCTTTAAAGTGGTTCAAGCCGCTGAGATTAAATCGGTAGCTACAGTGGACGGACAACTTGATCTTTCCTTAATTATTGGCATACCTGGAACTGACATTGATTTACCTTACCTTGCTAGCCAGGCGCTAATAGCACGCTACACACCAGTAGCCGGCGATTATATTGTGCTGTATGAAAATGACTATGTATCAATAAGCCCTAAGCAAGTATTTGAAGAAGGCTATAACAAAATTGAATTTGCTGATGTAGGTGGTGATAACGAACTTGGTATACCGCAAGAGCATATGGGCCAAGTTAAAGCCATTGCTAAAATGTGTCACGAAGTTAACCGCGCATACTGCGCAGCACTGCGAGAAGATCAGCCAAGTTGGGAAATGGCACCACAATGGCAAATTGATTCAGCCATCAAGGGCGTAGCATTCCATATTTTAAACCCTGATGCGCCGGCAAGCGCTTCTCACGATAGCTGGATGACTGAAAAAGTGGTTGCTGGTTGGAAGTATGGCAAGGTGAAAGATGCAAAGAAAAAAGAGCATCCATGCATGGTGCCATTCCATCACCTACCAGCAGAGCAACAAGCTAAAGACCATATTTTTAGCGCTATTGTCAAACAAGCCATTCACGCAGGCTAAATAAAAAAAACACGTACTACGCAGAAATGAAGCCGCTTTGAGAAATTAAGGCGGCTTTTTTGTGCGATGCACAAACTCGCAAGGGCAGCGATACGCCTAAATTTTAATTTTCGTAACCATACGTTAAATGGTCGATGGGGTAATAAAGTGGACGAACTAGACGAGATATTAGCAAATGGCACTGACGAAGAAATTGAGGCGGCACTAGCTGGTCTTGATATTGATGGTGATACGTTGTTTGGTGGCGAAGATGGCGAAAAAGAGCCTGTAGTAGAAATCAAACAAGAAACACCAGCGGCAGAGCCAAAGCAGGAAGTAAGCGAAACACCAGCTAAAACAGACGTAGAAGGGGAGTCGTCAACCAAAGAAGGTGAAGCACCAGAAGGTTTTGTTGAAATTGACGGTAAGTATTACGTAGAAGCAACGGATATAAGCAGCAAGAACGGTCAGCACAGTTTACCGTATGACGTACTTGTTCAAACGCGAGAGCGTGTAGCAGCAGCCGAAGCCGAACGCGAAAGACTAGCCACCGAAAAAGCAGAACTTGAAAGCCAGTTTGCAGAATCTAAACGTGTAGCCGAGCTACATAGCAGCCAACTTAAAGAGGCTGGAATAGATCCACGCAAACTACCAGGTGAAATGCTTAAAGATCCTGAGCTAATGGAACGCATAAAGGACGAATATCCAGAGCTAGGCGAATTAGTTAGTGAACTTGCTAACCAAATTCAGCAATACGGCACCAAAAACCAGCCGGCACCACAACAACCTACTTCACAAAATGAAGTGCAAGACGCGTTTTCTAATTCACAGCACTTAAAACAGTGGATGGAAAGTGACGTTGATAAGTGGGATATGGCAAAGGTTATTGATGACAAGCTCGCAAAAGACCCATCGTTTGCAAACAAATCTGTAGCAGAGCGATTTAAAGAAGTTGAAAAGCGCGTACAAAGCGCCTTTGGTGAACAGCACAAGCCTAAGCCAAGCAACGCAAACTCTGCACCAATCCCAAATACCCCCACTGACGTAGGCACACAAGCCAGCGATATGAGCGCTAACGCAAACTTACTGGACAAAGATGCTGCGACTATCACAGCAGAAATGGAAGGTATGACCGAAGCGCAAATTGAAGCGATGCTTGAAAGCGCGTCAGATTTTCTCTAGGAAATTAAAATGAGCACAATTACAAAAGCACAAGCGGCTAAAGCGTTTGGCGCTGCCCTGTTTACACATACACGCCGTCAAAATACGTTCGTGAACATGTTAACCGGTTCTGCCCCAAAAGCGGCTAAAGCTGATATGGCCCACGGCAAAAAGCAAACTGAAAAGGGCGCGCCAGTGGTTATGATCAACGACTTGCAAAGCCAAGCCGGTGATTCGGTTGAAATGGATTTATTCCACAACCTAAGCGGTTTACCAACAATGGGCGATAAAAAACTGGAAGGCCGTGGCGAAAGCTTGAGCAAAACAGTATTTGAATTGCGTATTGACCAAGGCCGTAAGATGGTTGATAGCGGCGGTAAAATGTCGCAAAAGCGTACTAAGCACAACTTGCTTAGCACAGCTAAAACGTTGCTAGGTAACTACTACAACGATCTTAAAGATGAAGTTGCTATGTATCACCTGGCCGGTGCGCGCGGCTCATTTGCTCCTGATGACATCATCATTCCACTTGAAGATCATGAAGAATTTAAAGAAATCATGGTTAACGATGTGATGGCACCAACGTATGACCGTCACCAGTTTGGCGGTGATGCGACAAGCTTTGAAGCAATTGATGCTGCGGATATTATGACGCTTGAAAAGCTGGACGACTTAGCGCTTATCTTGGAAGAGCAAGCTAATCCAATGAAGCACATTAGCTTTGAAGCTGACCAAATGGCTAACGAGTCGCCGTTCTTCTTGTTATTCGTTAGTCCTCGCCAATGGCGTGACCTTTATGCTTCTGCGACTGATAAAAAGTTACAAGAGCTTCAATCTCGCGCCATGAAACGCGGCCAAGGTTTCAATCATCCTGTATTCAAAGGTGATGTGATCATGTGGCGTAACATTCTTGTGCGCCAATACCGCAAGCCAGTACGTTTCTACGCGGGCGATACGGTAACAGTATCTAACAACGATAAGCAAGCAACAACCAAGCAAGTAACAGCCGGCACAACCATTGACCGCGCTATCTTACTTGGTGGTCAAGCGCTTGCGAATGCTTACGGTAAGTCTGATTCAGGCTCGCACTTCTCTATGACTACAGAGAAAACCGACCACGGCAACGCGAACGAAACAGCTATCGTATGGATGAATGGTTGTAAGAAAGTACGCTTCTCTGACAAAACAGGTCGCGTAAACGATTACGGCACGATGGTAATTGATACGGCTGTATCTCTACAGTAAGCCTTTATGCCGGAGCAATCCGGCTTTCACTTTAATTTTTAGTAATTGGATAAAATTATGAAAGAAACATTTTATAAAGGTGCCGCTGGTAACCTATCGCTACACGTAGCAACGATTTCACTTGCTGCTCTAGCAGTTGATGCTACAGCTATCGCCTCAGAAAGTTTGCCTATTGGCACGCAAATCACTGCCGTTCGTATTATTAATGATGCGCTAGGTACTGGCACTGAGCTAACAGTTCAGGTTGCTGATCATTCAGGTGGTGAAAAGGACTTAGCCGCTTTTAATACTGCTAGCGCTGGTAATGCAGGCGAATTTATCAAGCCTGTTTATATTGGTGATGAAGGTCCAAGCGACTTAGTTGTTAAAAATACGGGTTCTTCTGCGGCAACCGGAGAAGCTGTACTTCAATTAGAGTACCGCTACAAAGGTTACTAAGCCTTTTCGGTACACGTTTAAATCAAGCCTCGCTAATTGCGGGGCTTTTTATTGGGGAATATCCATGAGCAATACAACAAATATCGTTTATATCGGTAAGAAGCCTTTTAAAAAAGACACCGTATGTAATACCCGTACTATTTTCAAGCAAGGCGAGCCAACGGCTGTACCGTCTGAGCTTGTTCAACGATTCTTAGACTTTAACCAAGTTTGGGTTGCTGAAAAATATGCTAAAGCCTTTGTCGAGCGCCAAAAGTTCTTAGAAGTACAGGCCGAAAAAGAACGCATTGCACGCGAAGAAGCTGAAAAGCAAGAAGCGCTTGATGCAAGTATGTTAATCACCGTTGATGGCGAAGAAATTGACTTAGGCAAGTACAGCTCAAATCAACTTAGTACATTCGTTGAAGCGCACGACTTAACTATTGAAGGTGCTAAAAAGCCAGTACCAGCATACTGTAAAAAAGTACGTGATGCGTTCCGCGCTTCTGTTGCTGACGAAGATACAGACCAGGGCGAATAATCATGGCGCTATTATCTAGCTTGATCCCGTTAGTTCGCGAACGCTGCGGGGGCGTTCTTGACCAAATGGCGAAAGACCAGCTAGGTCGCGCCTATCAAAAGTTTTGTTATGAGTCTCGTTTTTTAGCTCGCACTCAAGAAATTGAGAAAGGGCAAAGCGGGGAACTTAACATTGATGATAATCACGTATTTGTCAGTGTTGATTTTGTTTTAGATGCCAATGGTAGCGAGCTTAAAAGCTCAGATGACTACTTGGTATCGTCAAATGGCACAGTAACCGTGATCAACACGACACCTAAAGTGCGTGTGTTTTACCACATTGCCCCGCAATTCATGCTACCTAATGACTTTGATGCGGATAATACCATTGTTAATCGGTGGGCAGATGCTATTGCAGATGGTGCCGCGTCAACGTTGTTGATGATGCCTAATACTGCATGGACTGATCTTGCAAAGTCTGATTACTTTAAACGCCGTTTTACCGATGGCTACCGCGATGCTTTTCAAGTTGCTATCGAGGCACTAGACGAGCAAAGACCTACACAACAAAGAGTGTTTTACTAATGGCTATTGTTTCCTCAAATGAAATTTTAATGCGGGTTAATAAGCTCCTTAACGATCCTAACTTTACACGTTGGACCAAAGAAGAATTGCTTAATTATCTAAATGACGCGCAGCGTGCAATTGTATTGCGCCGTCCTGACTCTTTCACTGTAGATACCGATGACTTTGCGTGTGTAGAAGGCACTAAGCAGTTCTTGCCGGTTGACGCATTGAAACTTATTGATGTAACACGTAACGAAAGCGGCAAAGCCATTCGCGGTCCATATAACCGACAAGTGCTCGATGATAACTATGACACATGGTATGCGGGTAAAGAAGCAAGCGAAGTTGAGCTTTATATCTATGACGAGCGCAACCCTAAGACGTTTTATGTTTACCCTGGCGTTATAGAAAACGTAAAGCTAACGCTGGTTTATTCTAAAGCTCCGCCAGCTATCAGCTTAACAGATAACGAGTCGGGCGAAGTTATTGCGCTTGATGATATATACGTTAACGCGATCATTGAATGGATTTTATACCGCTCATACATGAAAGATGCTGAATATGCGGCCAATCCGAATAAGAGCCAAATGCACATGAACGCATTTAAAAGTCAGCTAGGCGAGAAAAGCCAAGCAGACGTTGCAATGATGGCGCAAGAGAAGGGGCAGTAACATGACAGCAAGCGCAGGCGCGTGGTATCGCGTAGGAACAGTAAATGTAACAAATGGTAGCGCAGCTATTGTAGGTGTTGGCAGTAATTGGCAAAACGATGTGATTGCAATAGCCATTGGTGATGCGTTCACCATTGACGCAAAGACCTGGTATGAAGTCATAGCGGTAAACAGCGATACAAGCATTACCCTTGATCGTGGCTTTGAAGGCGCAACAGCAAACGATGTTGAATATGCAATCCTAAGAAATACTTCGGGAACCATACTTACACGTATTGCCGGCCAAATAGCCGTACAATTTAACCAAAAGCAATTGTTTTTAGATGAGTTGCGCAACTGGCTAACCTCAGAAGATGAAACAGCAACGCTTACTGATAGTCACGGTGTCAGCAGAGAAACAAGAACAATAACCGAGATCGATAGAGCTTCTAACTTGGCTGAAAGCAGAGCGAATGACGCGGCAGAAAACATTCAAAC